GGGATTTAAGAACGTAAAAGCTGATGTTCCAGGGTTCATTGGAGCATAATATAAAACAGAAGGAGAGAGGATAATACCTTTCTCCCTTTTTTAGTTTAATAAACTCAAGGTGGTTTAATAGACCACCTTTTCTAAAGGAGTAATGGATAAAATGGTTGAATGCCGAGTATGTGGACAAGAAATGAAGTGGATACAGAATACACACCTAAAAAAGCATGATATGACTTTGGAGCAGTATAGGAAATTATATCCTGATGCACCTAACAAGGATAAAGAAATGGTAGAAACCCTAAAGAAAACTAGGTGGGGTAACTATAAGGTACCCACAAAAAAATGTGCAAACCCCTCCTGTAATAACATGGTGCACTATAAAAATAAGTATTGTTCCTACGCGTGTAATGGTAAAGACAACTCAATAAACTACTTAGGAAAGTATGCCACAAAAGAAGGTAACCCGAACTATAAAGGAGGAGAATATAGTTATTGTAGAGATCAAAAACGTCTAGCCTTCCAAAGGGACAAGGGTACATGCCAAAAATGTCAGAAGAAACTAGATGGAAAACAGGTCAGATATGGAGTGCATCACATAGTACCACGTAGATTATTTGAAAATAAAGAAGAAGCTGACAGCCTAGAAAATCTCACAACCTTGTGTAGCAGTTGTCACAGGTATATAGAAAGTGAATTTACACTCTTTATTTTTGAGTTATACAAAACAAAAAGATATTTAGAAGTATCCCAGATGATAACTGAAATAAAGGAAAAATACTGTATTTAGCATGGGGAGTGGATAGGTCCACTCCCCATATTTTGTTTTTTATGAAAAAACGATTCTTATTGGTATAGGATAATTATGGAGGGATTAATCGTGCCGAAGATTTCTAATATCAAACTTGCCAACCAGAAAGTATTTGCTAGTAGAGAGCATCTTGAATTTGACAAACATGGGATAGCTGAAGTTAAGTCCGAGGAAGTGTATAACAACTTATTAGACTTGGAAGGATACCACGCTGTGGAGGAAAAGTCTAACAAAGACAAGAATGATGAAGAGCCTAAGAAGGATGCTAAGAAAGATGAGGAGCCTGAGAAGGAGAAAGCCCCTACCAAGGACTCTGAAGCCCCTACTAAAGACACTTCTAAAAAATAGGAGGTCGTTAATTCATGCAGTTTTCTGAAATGAACAGTAATTTCTTAAGAGAATACTATTTATTTGGTATACCTCTTGAGGACTTGTATGGTAACAAGATGGAAGAGGGTATGCTGGATCACTATATTAGGTCTGCTGTTAAGTATGCAGAAAGGCTCTTACAGATTACCATAGAAACTCAGGTTATCACTAACGAAGTATACGACTACTATGGTAATGACTTCCTTAACTGGTCATTTATGGAACTGAGACATAGACCTATCATAAGTGTTGAGGGACTCAGTATGAACTTTGGTGACCAGAAAATGTTTGATATACCTCAAGAGTGGATTAGGATATATGACATACCTGGTCAAATAGAACTGTTTCCTGTAAGCGGATCAGCAGGTAGCTTGATTCTTACACAAAATGGATCATTTCTACCCCTAATGACTGGTATGTACAATTATGCTCCAGGCATATGGAATGTTTCATATACAGTAGGTATGGAGGACGTGCCAGATGACCTAGTCGAATATATCATGAAAAGAGCATCAATAGGGGTGCTCCAAGTATGGGGTGACTTGATTATTGGTGCAGGTATAGCTAACCAAACCATTAGTTTAGATGGACTATCACAGTCCATTGGCACTACTCAGTCCCCAGAATTCTCTGGGTCAGGTGCTCGTATTAAGAACTATACAGATGATCTAAAAATACTAGAAAAAAGGCTCAAAACTACCTATCTAGGTATTAATATGGGTCTAATATAAGGGTGATAGTATGGATAAGGTAAGACCTACTACTAGCTCTGATGTTATGAACAGCCTTGGGTTCATGGTACCCAGGGCTGACTTAAAACCCGAAGTATTTGACACAGCAGTACAGCAAAAAGGATACAGAATGACATGGGAACAGGGAATGTTTTGTCCTTGTCTAAATGAAGGTAGATCAGATTATACATGTCCTTCTTGTGGGGGTAAAGGATATAAATATATAAGACCAACAGAAATAAGAGCTTTAGTGACTAGTATAAATGGTCATAAGGAACAAGAGAAAATTGGTTTATATGACATGGGTTCAGCCTATCTCACCCCTAAGAGCACAGACAAGGTAGGCTTTAGAGACAGATTTACTTTTCTAGACTTTACTACTAAATTTTCTGAAGTGATAACTAAAGGGGCAAGTGGGGAACCTGATACACTTAGATACCCTGCTATAGGGGTTCTAGCCTTATTCAGCTTAACAGACGAGTATCTAGTGGGTCAGGACTTTAACCTGTCTGAGGATGGCAGGAGCATAGAGTGGATTATAGAACCCCTAGATGAAGGTGAGAAATATTCAGTATTATATACTATGCTTCCAGTTTATATAGCTATAAATCCTGTGCATGAACTACGAGGAACCTATACGACTTATAGGGCTGGAGGTATAGAAAGGTTTGTTTCCCTCCCTAGCCAGTATCAAATTAAAAGGGAGGATTTTTTAGATGATACATTCCTTCAAAATTGATACTGATTTTAGTATAGACCTCAGAGACTTCCTACCCAAGATGGGATTACAGGACGTTTTAAGTTATAGGCACCAGGACACACCTATCAGATCCATGCCTAGGATAAATGCTTGGGGCAGGCAAAGTCCTACAAGGGTTGAAGGGTTATGGGGGAGGACTATACCTCTTTCCCATAAACCTAAAGAAGTTAAGATAGAAAAAAGTCATCCTATCTTCGACAATGCCTCAACATCTAAGTCTAGTATACAGGACATATTTTCAAAAGTGTTTGCTCATGATATGTCCCATAGTAACTAGAGTTATAGGGGGTATAATATGTGGTACCTATAATTGAAGATTATTTAATTGAACTGCTCAAGGATAAATTTGCATACCTCAGAAGTAACTTGGACCAGTTACCTAGGATTCTGGGTGCCAGCAGTACCAGAATAAACAAATTATCTACTTTTCTCAGCAAAGCAGGTCCAGATATAAGACTAGGTTATCCTAGAGATGCTGCTAAGCTACCTTCAATATGTATTCTCTTATCAGACGAAGAAGAAGAGCAATCAGGTCTAGGGGACTATGGGGACGAGTATGACTATAATATTGTAAGTGGGGAAGACGTAATACATGCTATAGATGTACGGGGGGGATTAGCCCCAGTGCCCTATATCCAAGTATCCAAATGTCCCTTAGTCAGTATATCTCAAGTCGTTAATAGAACTCAGGGATATACCGTAGATCCAGCTACCTATGAAATAGCTAACCCAGATATAGGCTTAGTTGAATTCTATGGTGAGGGTGTTCTAAAGGATGATGAAATATACGTTACTTATGAATACACACAGTCTTCTACTGAGGCTACAGAAGTTTTGTATACCACTACTATAAGAGCTGAAGTTTGGGCTAACAATGCTGATTTAACAGTTGAGTTATATCATCTATGTAAATGGGCACTAGTCTCTGGTAGATGGTCTTTGGAGGAACAAGGTATCATTAAACAACAGCTTAGTGGTACTGACTTTGAACCTGCTCCTAACTTCATACCTGAGTTTGTATACAGAAGGGCACTGGCATTAAACTGCCAGTTTATGGTGTCAGCCCCAGATGAGGACACAGGATATATCTCTGATATAGAGGTTAATCAGTCTATATCAGTAGACTTACAAGGTGGTGAGTAATATGGATGACGAAAAAGATGTAAAGAAATTAGAAGACACTAGTCAGTCTGGGAGTAACAAAAAGACATTATTATCTCGTATCCACTTAAACGAGTTTCTTGCAGGAAAGAATTTGAGTGCTATGGAAAAAGCAGGGTTTAAAGCCTTGTGTAACAACAAATTATGGATGCGTCTACATGAATGGGAAGAAGCATTCAAAAAATATATTTCATAAAGAGAGGTGTTATAGATGCCTTACAATAATTTTGGTGTATCTTTTAATGGTAAGAATATTGTACACCCTGGAGCATATGAGTACACTGATGCTAATGGGATGGTAGTCTCCTCTTCTGGAGCTACGAACATTCCTATCCTGGTAGGTGAAGGTGATTCAGGTGAGCCTGGAGTAGTAAAGTGGTTCACTAATGCTACAGATGCTAGAAATTATGTTACGGGTGGAGATTTATACACTGCTATCAACATGTTATTTTCCCCTGCACCCGAGGGTGGGGAAGGGGCTAGTATAGCAGGTATACTTGTAGTAAATCCTTTAGTTGCGGCTACTCTGTCTAAAGGCGGTATTAATTTTACTGCTGTGATGACTGGCACTGCTGGTAACAACATAGAAGTAAAAGTAGCTGATGGCTCTCTGGGAGTAGCTGGCATTAAACAGATCGTAGCTCAAAGATGGGATACAGGTGCCATGGAGTTATATGACAATGTGGGGGCTGTACTAAAGGTCACCTATACTGGGGCAGATGTCTATGCTGCAATGTCAGTAGCTACAGATGGAAATGGTAAAGCTATCACTTTTACTACTTCTATTGGTGCTGATCAAGCTAGTGCAGTCGCTGACTTGAGTGTAGATTTAACTGGCTCAAGATACGAAACTATTGCGGACTTAGTTAGCTATATTAATAGTGTATCTAACTATAGTGCTGAATTCATCAACTATTCCAGTGCTAATACGAATACCAGCTCACTGGACGCTCTCACTTCAGTTGCTATCACTGGAACAGGGGGCTATGCTACTGCTGTCAAGGCAGATATAGAAAATACCTTGGCTAATAGTAACTTGGTTACTGCTTCCGTAACAGGAGCTATTACGAACTTTAATTACACCAATTTAGCAGGGGGTGCACTGGGAACTACGCCTTCTAGTTGGGTAACTTTCTTCGATTCTATTAAGAAAGAATTTTCCGACATGCTAGTTGTTCTTACTGACCAGGCTAGTATTCATGCAGAAGCCTTAACTCATATACAGGAAATGGAATCTCGTAAGCAGAGACAACTCCTATTCACTGGTGGTGGGGTAGGCGAAGATAAGGATAAAGCTAAGCAAAGAGCTACTAACCTCAACAATTCTAGAGCTGTCTTAGCATATCCTGCTGTTTACTACAAGCCTGTTAATAATGGTCAGACTGCTATTCCTGCGTATTTTACTGCGGCTATGATAGCTGGACGTGTGGCAGGTGTTGACCCATCTCAGCCTATCACGTTTGATCAGTTTGACCTAGTAGATCTAGAAAATGACCTCCTAAGTGGAGACCCAGATGTAGACGACTTAATCTCTGCTGGTGTGTGTACATTGGAGCGTATTCCTCAAGGTGGAATTCGAGTAGTAGAGGGAATTACTACGTATACTGGAACTAACAACCCTGTATTCAGGGAAATTTCAGTAAGACGTGGGGCAGATGACCTTTCTAATATAGTTACTACTTCCCTAGAATCTCAGTTTGTAGGTAAGAAAGGCATTGTGGCTACTGTTTCTTCAGTAACTACAGCTATGGTTGATATTCTTGAACAAGCCATTAAGGATGAGTTAATCACAGCATATGATCCTAAGTCTATCCAGGTACGAATTGTTAACGGTGTCGTATATGTTGACTATCTAGTAGCCCCAGTAGTGGGAGTTAACTATATCTTAATTACGACTCACTTCGTTCCAGATATTCCAGTTGCACAATAAGGGTGGGGGTGAAGATAAATGACTACTGCTGCTAAACAGACCATACACAGTGGACACACGATTAATATAAGGGTCAAGGGTAAGATTATAGGGCGTATTCAGGGGTTAGACGGTGAACGTAACTTTGGTGCGGAGCCAGTTTACGAGATTGGCAGTATAATGCCACAAGAAATTGTAAACAACCGATATGAAGGTACTATTAACTGTGAAAGATTTTTTGTCCGTAATAGCGACTTAGCAGACCTTGATATGGCTTCTGTGGGTGAAGAGATCCTGAAAAAGGATATGATCACTATAGAAGTAGTTGATAAATACACAGGTAAAATAGTTAGATCCTATCATGGATGTACTTGTTCAACCTATAGAGAGACCTTCCGAGTCAACTCTATTGCAGGTGAAAACGCTACCTGGATGTATTTGTACGCTAAGTAAAAAATTAATAATACGGGGTGTGGGTATTTATTTATATGCCTG